CCCCGCACAGTTCGTGTGCGGGCACCACAGGATGCACTGAGCCCCTGTAAGAGCCATCGGGTCCACACCTCCGGGTGTGGGCCCTCTTGGTTCCGCAGAGCGAACCGCACCGCTGGCCTGATGAACCATCGGTGACCGCTGCATGGAGAGGTGCAGATCATGAGCATTCGCCAGCAGCTGCGCGACCGCTGGTTCGAGCAGCAGGCATCCGCCACCGCCGGGCTCGCGTGGCCCATGGAAGAGCCCCCGCCCGTGGACCCGGCGCAGGATCCTCAGTACCCGTACAGCCGTGCGCGTGAGATGCGCGTGCTCCGCGACGCGGACGCGTGCAGCGACTACACGGTGGCCTTCTGGCGCGAGCGCCACGACGACTTCGACCCCTCGGTCAACGAGCGGGAGTACTCCCTCGCGGAGGACGAGCGGTACGACAACGGTGACGGCGCGATCTACAGCGTGGAGTACCTCAAGCGGACGGGGGCGTGATCATGGCAAACCAGACTCCGCAAGAGATTGCCGAGAGGCTCGGCAAGTCCCTGGACTGGGCGTCGGAGCACTCCGGCTACCACGTCTGCGTGGATCGTAGGCACTACGTCTGGAGTTGCATCGTGGCTGACCCGGAGTGCGATTCGACCGCGCGCTACTTCATGAGGAAGTACCCGACCAGCTGATCCCACAGACCCCCGGCACCCCCCCCGCCGGGATGAGAGGTTCCTGCCCCGCCCCCTCCCCTAGGGGCAGGAACCTCGCCCCAAGTCCGTGCGAGCGGAAGTCTGCATGCCTACCACCTCTCCGGTGGGCATGCAGGCCTCGGTCCGCACGGGCCAAGCCATGACCTACGGAGAGGTAGCGATGGCCAACATTGAAGGGCTCCAGCAGACGCTGGAGTACATCCAGGAACACCCGAGCGACTGGGACCAGATGCGATGGGTCTCCTGCTTCGCCGGGATATCGCTCCGCGTCCTCAAGGGTGCGCAGCTGTCGGAACTCGACTGCTGCAACCTCTGCCGCGATCTGCGGATCGATGGCAGGCGCCTTGCGCCCCAGGAGATTCAGGAAGCCGCAGGCGCGGCCCTGGAGCTGACGGACGCGCAGCGCCGCGCGCTGTTCCACCAGACCAACGACCTCGCGGCACTGACCGCGTTCGTGCAGGAGTTCACCGCGGAGAAGGTGCCCGCATGAGCGAGATCGACTACGCGGCACGCGTCGCCAAGGGCGCGGCCCTGCTGGACGAGAAGCGCCCCGGATGGGAGCGCCTGATCGACCTGGAGATCCTCGACATCGAGAGCCCCACGAGCTGCGTCACGGCACAGCTCAGCGGCGTACGGGACTTCAAGGTCGGGCGAGAACAGCTCGGCTTGAACAACGCGTCGTACGTCGCCCACGGCTTCAACACCCCGAGCGACTGCGATTGCTGTTGGACGGAGGTCGTCCCTGAGGACTACAGCGCGGACGCCGCGTACGACACGCTCAACACCCTTTGGAAGGACTTGATCAGCAAGCGTCTGGCTCCCGAGCCGGCTGACGGCTGATCAGCATGCAGCCCCTGCCCGGCGGTGTGGCGAAGCCCGCCGGGTGGGGGCGCAAGGGAGGCGCAATGCGTCAACAACGCGTGACCAAGCGTAAGAGAGTGGCAGACAAGCGTCGTACGGCGCGAGAGGATGAACCGCAAGAGGAGAAACCGGAGATCCGCCCGGATCTCCGGCACTGGTTCGAGGAGAGGTGAACCATGCCATGGAGACCGCCGAGCAACTGATCAGAGCGTTACGAGCCCCGGACCAGCGGGGCATGGGCCGCATTGAGGCGAGCGACAACGGCCCGTCCAACATCAACCGCCTGGCTGATCTGGACGCCAGGGCGACGCACATCCGGGTCTGGGACAGCACGGTCATCCCGGGCAACCTCCAGACGCCGGGCTATTCGGCCGCGGTGATCCGTGCGGCTCACCCGAGACTGTCCTCCATCGAGCTGGAGCGGCGCGTCCTGCGCAAAGAGGCCCGCGCACGTGCGTTCCTGCGGCGCACGTTTGACGAGAGCATGGAGCAGATCTGGATCATCATCGGGGAGCGGGCGATCACGCAAGCCGTGCGCCTCGATGATGACGGCGAGACGCACGCCAAGCAGCTCTGGCATCTCCAGCGCCTCGCGGCGCACGCGCGGATCCTCGTGCAGGTGTTGCCGGAAGGTGTCGTGACGCCAGGCTTGGCCGACCAGTTCTGTCTTCACACTCTGGACGCCGAACACCGCGTTGGCTACGTTGAGACGATCATGGGTTCGTGGTACTCCACGCGCCTTGAGGACGTGGCCAAGCTCCACAGCACCTTCACCGAGATCGGGAGCGCGGCCATGTCTCCCTCAGCCACCCGGACGTTCATTCGAGAGGTACTGGCGACATGGCGGTCAGCAAAGATCACATCACTCGAACTCACCGAGGAGAGCGATTCCTCTTCTCCTCGTATTCCACCCAGGGCGACGACTGCATTGGAGTCGCAGGACTCCCTACGGGCACCGCACCGCACGGAGCCATAGCGGTACTGGACTCCAAGCGTCCCCAGGGCGCCGTCCTGGAGGTCACAGGCGGCGCCTGGAGCGCCTTTGTGCGCTCCGTCAAGGCTCTCTGAGCCTTCCTGTACCGAAGCCCCCACACTGCCTCGTGGGGGCTTCGTCACGCCCGCCCCTGTGGGGCGGATGAGCGTCGGTCCCCTGCCGAGGGGTCCCATGGCCCGGTCTGGCACCACCGGTGACGCGCAACGGTGCCGCCCCCTCGTAGCTCAGCGGTAGAGCAGCCCCCAGCGCGCCTTGGGGACGGTTGGTCGCCGGTTCAAATCCGGTCGGGGGGACGTTCGCGGCCGACGGGCCGTGACTGGTGCACCGGGCGATATCCCGGTGTCGGGCGGATAACTCAACTGAGCAGAGACCCCCGCTAGGGGGTGATGCGGGTTCGAATCCCGCTCCGTCTACGGAAGCGTGGCAGACGCTACGAGGAACGCCGCGCAGCCCCTTCGGGCAGCTGCGTCACCCGAAGGGACGGCCAACGCCTCGCGCGGGTCCTGGACCCTCTAGCTTCCGGTGAGTTTCGCTCCAACTAAGTGAGATCTGTCAGGAGGAGCTGTAAGGGTCTGGCCAGCCTGAACCGAAACCAAATGGCCACCGCCCCGCCGGCCCGATGACCGGCGGGGCTCCCCATGTCCCGAGGAGAGGAGCCCGGCATGTCATTGCCGCGCACGCTTGAGGCCGAGAGGGAACTGACTCCGGCCAACGATCCGCACTCCCTGCCCAGCCGGACCGGGGTCTACCCGGTCACGCCCGCGATGGCCAGTTCCTGGCTGTCGTATCGCAACCACCCGAAGAACCGCCCCCTCAGCAAGTCCGTCTCCGCCCGCTACCAGGCGGACATGGAGTCCGGCCGGTGGCGCGAGGCCACCCCCGAGGGCCTGATCTTCGACACGGACGGCTACGTGATCTCGGGTCAGCATCGCCTCAAGGCGCAGGCGAACGCCGGAGCCACGCTGGACTGGTGGATCTTCGTGGACGAGCCGCGCGAGATCTTCGAGACCGTGGACCAGGGCTTCCGCCGCACTGCGGCGCACCTGATCCGCGGCAAGTACGCCTCTCAGGTCGGCGCCGGGGCGCGTCACCTGGCAGCGCTCGCCTACGGCGACCGCTGGGGCATGCCGCACTTCAACGGCATCACGACCCCCGAGGCGGTGGCCACGTACCACGTATGGCCGGAGCTGACGTGGCACCTGACCGAGGTCATGGCCTGCCACTACGAAGCCGGGGTCATAGGCCCCCCGCACCTGGCCGTGATCGCCCAGGCGGACCGCACGGAACACCGGGAACTGATCCCCTCCTGGCTGGAGGGCGTGCGCACGGGCTACGACCTGCGCAAGGGCGACCCGCGCGCGCACCTGCGGAACCGTTTCCGCAACGGCTACGCCACCGCGGGCCAGGGCAACAAGCGTGACTCGATGTACGCGGTGATCGTCAAGGCGTGGAACGCCTACGTGACCGGCGAGTCCCTCACGGTCCTCAGGTTCATGACGTCCGAGGAACTGCCCACGGTCGAGGGCTTCAGCTTCAAGAACGACACCAGGGAGAACGCAGCGTGACGCGCGGCAACCAGTACACGAACCGAGTTCCGCACGCCCGCCTGCGGCAGCTCCAGAAGCAGGCCCTGAGCCTGCTGGACGCCCGCGAGAAGGCCGAGGAGGACATCCTCGTGTTCATCCACGAGGCGACCGGGGAGAAGGTCAGCAACGCCGCCCTGGCGGGTATGTTCGGCACCTCCGCTTCCGGGATACCCGCGAAGGCCGCGCAGGGCGCGGACCTCAAGGCCAGGCGCGCCCGCAGAAAGGGCGCGTCCCCGACGGACGCATGACCATTCATCCCGGCACACCGGTACTGGTGCGGGCCCCGAGAGGACGGGGCCTGCCCAGCTACGCCATGGTGGTACGGACGCTGACCCCACACATCGTCAGGGTGATCATCACGGCAGACAGCGGAGGACGGCGCAAAGGCGCCGTCCTCCGCTGTCCCACGGGCCACGCTTCGACGGCGTGTCCGTGGTTGCCATCGCAGAGCGAAACCACTGCGTCGCAGGTGGCGACAGTGGGCGCTTGAGTTTGGTAATTCCTGATCCGCGTTCGTTCGGCATGTCGTCGATTGAGCTACGTTGCACGGAGTCACGTACTACCGGAGTAAGAGTCGGGCCTCTCACGGTCACGTGAACTGCTGCCAAGCCACATCGACAAGGGGAAGACATGCCGCCAAGGAAAAGAGTCGACTTGCCGGACCATGTGAGAGAAGCCGTGCTCGCAGACATCGCGCTGACTCACGCACAAGCGCTGGATGCTGAAGAGCGGGACAAGATCCGTATCTACCTGGGCACCGAACAAGGCCTGACGACGCGAGAGATCGCCGACGAGGTCGGTCTCGGCCAGACGTCGGTGAGCAAGTACGCCCGTGAGGGCAAGGAGGCGTATGAGCGACGTCAACAGGCGCGAAGTCGCCGTGCTGGCGAAGATCCTGACGGATCCGCAGAACCAGAACCGTTCGGCTGAAGAGGTCGCCGAACTCTGCCTGACCGAGCTGGCGGACTACGTCAAGAAGATCAGGGCGGACGAGGTCGACCGCATCGCCAAACAGGTCGTCGAGTCGGTGGAGGGCGAGAAGGCCGGGGGAATCCCGGCCCGCATCGCAGACCGGATCGACGACATGAGATCCGCGACTCACCGCATTGCGGTGGTCGGGCAGATCCAGTACGGGCCCCAGGAAGCGCCTCACACGGTGGTCCTGGGGCCTTTCCGCGCCCGGGGCACCCTGGACACCGAGGCGAAGTTCCTGACCGCCATACAGGGCGGTACAGCCGCCCGTGAGGCGGGCCAGCACGTGGCCTGGGACACCAAGACCGGTACCGGCAAGGGCCGCTTCATGCTCGTGCCTGCCTTCAGGGCCGGCCGGGACGCCTGGGACTTCTACCGGGGCCAGGGCCCCGCGGAGGACATCGCCCAGGTACTGCCCATGATCCGCTCTCCGCACTTCGGGCCGGTCTGCGCATGCGGCCTGGCGAAGACCGAGGTGTGCCGCTGGTGCGGACTTACGTACGAACGCCATTGCCCTCTGCATGATCCAGAGGCAGAGGTACACCGGTGCCGCCCCGCGGCATGACACCAGGAGCGCCATGCAAGAGCAGGAGGCCTCCAGCGAGGAGACCATCACGGCCATATGGACCGTGACCGACCCCAACGACCTTGTGTACGCAGAGGTGTTGGAAATCCTGTTTGGTCCCGACAGCGACGATATGGCGGCATAATCGCGCCAGAAGAGCGACCCCGGGAAGCGGTGCATGCCTCCCGGGGTCTCGTCAGTCGCGAAGGGACCGACATGTCAGAGACTCTCACGATCGCCACAGGCCTTGTGGAGCGGGTGGTGAACCCGGGCCAGATCCGGGCCGTGGCCTACCTCCGGGTATCCACGGAGGAGCAGGCGAAGGGCTACGGCATCGCCTACACCGCCAAGAAGGTCTTGAAGTACTTCGAGAAGAAGGAGTACGCCCACGTCGGCACCTTCGCCGACGAAGGTCTCAGCGGCAGCCTGGAGGCGCACGAGCGCCCCGGCCTGAAGCGCCTGATGACCCTGGCGCGGCAGACCCCGCGCCCCTTCGATCTCGTGGGCGTCAACGAGGGCCGAGTCATCGGCCGCACCGGACGCGCCTTCTGGCGCTGGGTGTGGGAGCTGGAAGACCTCGGCGTCTACGTCGCTGTCGCCAAGAAGGACTACGACAACTCCACGCCGTCCGGGCGTGGCCAGATGCGCAAGGATGCCGACTACGCCGAGGAAGAGCGCGAGCTGATCCGCGAGCGCACCAACGGCGGCCGGCAGGAGAAGGCCGAAGAGGGCGGCTGGCCGGGAGGCCGGACCCCCTACGGCTGGATGATCGAGAACAAGGGCCAGAAGGGCGCCTCGAAGGCCGCCAGGGACCCCCATGAGTGGGGCGTCCTGCACCGCATGCTGGAGCTGGCGGTGGTCCACCACCGCAATGCCGAAGGCATCGCCGCGACCCTCAACGCAGAGGGCACGCTCACCCGCGAGGGCAAGCGCTGGAGCAACAAGAACGTCCTCAACAAGCTCAAGAGCGAAGCCGTCCAGCAAGCGCAGGTGACCTTCCGCAAGGAGTCCCGCTCCCTGAAGGACCGGGACGGCAACCTCCTGTACGGCGCCACCGTGACCATCCCCCTCGTCCCCGCCTTCACGGCGGTGGAGCTGGCGAGCCTCAACGCGGCGCTGACGCAGTTCTCCGTGGTCCGCAAGAAGGACGGCACGCCGTCCTATCCGCTCTCCAAGCGGATCGTGGGGGAGTGCGGGAGGCACTACACGGGCTTCGTGCGGCCCCGCGGGGGCCGCGCCTACCGCTGCGCCGGGAAGCAGCAGGCCTACGCGGGAGCGGGCATCTGCTCGTGCTCCCAGGTCGGCGCTGACGACCTGGAGCAGGCCGCCTGGACCAAGATCTGTCAGCTCCTGGGAGATGCCGAGCAGCTTCGGCGGCTCGCCGAAGAGCGCGCCGGTCTGGCCGCGGCGAACAAGGTCAACCACGCTGAGCGCCTGGAGAAGCTCGATCAGCAGATCGAGGAGCAGACGGACGCCATCGACGCCACGATGGCTGTAGCGGCCCGCCAGGCCGCCAAGCGGGGCCTGAAGGGCCCCGCGGCCGAAGAAGCGATCGAGCGGGTGGTGAGCCCGCTGAACCAGGAGCTGGCCGAGCTGGAGAAGCAGCGGGCCGAGGTCGCCGACTGGCAGGCGGAGACCGAGCGGGCGGAGCAGAGGGCGAGGGACCTCCAGGAGCTGGCCAGGGCGGCCAGCAAGCGCCTGGACAACCTCTCGGAGCCCAAGCGGGCCCGGTTGATCAGCCTGCTGGACGTGCAGGTCACGCTGACCTCAGCGGTACCGCGGCCCTGCCGGGGCCGGAAGGCAGGACTACCGTCCTTCGAGGTCACGGGCCGGATCGAACCCCGGCTCGTGACGGAACACTTGGCGGAACGCTCCCGAGGAGAAACGTGGCCTCATGTGCCATCTGGGGTCATCCAATTCCGTATGCGGGTGGCGGCCTCGCTGACCTCGGAAGATGCCCGAAGCCTTGTGGACCGTAGAGCGGCTTAGTGAACGGAAGATGAACGGACGGCGGGCTCCCGGGAAACCGGGAGCCCTTTGCGCTGGAGGTCACATGCCCGAACCGGACTGGAACGCACGGCTGGAGACCCAGCTGTCCAACCTCGCGAAGCTCTACCCGGAGGCCGAAGGCCTCTCGGAGGTAGTTCGCTCGCTTGTGACATGGCACCGCGTTGACGCGCATGACGCCGGATGGCTCGCCAACCGGAGCAAGGCGGGGTATCGCCTGGTCTCAGAGAACGAGAAGCTCCGCCGCGAGCTGGAGCTGAGCAAGAGAAAGGAGGACCCGTGTCCGACGGCTGCCCCATCTGCGGGGACCCCTTCCCCTGCCTCAAGCACTGAGGGGGATGAGCCGTGGGGCTCCCCCGCAGTCACAAGCTGATCATCCTGGCGGCCCTCGTGGTCGCCTTCGTCATGAATGGGGTGCCGTACTGGTGGAACTGATCAGGCGCTGGTGCGCAGCGCTCAAGAAGAACCGGGCCCGACTGGGCTGGGGTATCGCGGAAGGGCTCATCGGGGCCGCTATCGGCCTCCTGGCCGCCACCCTGTGGGGCCACACGGTGGGCTGGTGACGATGCTCTACGACCCCGAGCGCCGATGGCTGGCGCGGAGCATCTGCCGCTGGGAGGACCGTCACCTCTTCTTCGCCGACGGCGCGTCCGCCGGCCGCGTCTCGCAGAGCGTGCAGAAGGCCTGGGACCAGGCCAAAGAGATCTGCGCCATGTGCCCGGTCCAGGTCGAGTGCAAACGCGACACGCTGGGTGAGGACTTCGGCGTCTGGGGCGGACTGGACCAGAACCAGCGCGCCGCCATACGGCGGGCCCTGCCCAGGGCCGCCAGGAAGTGGCCCGAGGGCCGTCGCCTCGCCTGGGGCAAGGCCGTGCAGGCCCTGCGTGACGGTGAGGTGAGCTGGAGGGACATCACCCTCCAGACCGGTCTGCCGCACAACGTGGCCGAGGAGCTGGCCACGCAGTGGCGTGTCCACCTGATCGAGACCGAGAACCAGCCCAAGGTCATCGACCTGCCCTTGCCCGAGGAGAGGACCAGGGGGCCGGAGTTCCCGACGAAGCCCGGCAACCGTCACGCCTGGGTGCGGCACAACGGCCGCATCTCGGACGCGATCTACCGCGGCGAGACCCCGTCAGGGGTCTGGATCTTCGTGACCGTCTACTCCGGTCACGGCCACGTCAACAAGTGGGTGCTGCGCAGGGACGTGCAGGTCTACCACCCTCAGCCCGTGATCATCATGTCCAAGCGACGGGAGGAAGCGGATGCGGTCACCGCACCAGCTGCCTGAGCTGGGCGAGAAGGACCAAGCCCGCTTCTGGGCCAAGGTCGCCCTGCCGAACGAGCAGGGCTGCATGTTGTGGCTGCGCAGCACGACTACTGGCGGGTATGGCCAGTTCAAGATCAATGGCCGCATGCGTCTCGCCCACCGCGTCTCTTACACGCTCACGTATGGCCCGATCCCGAGCGGTCTGACGATTGACCACGTGAAGACGCGGGGCTGCACCAACAAGCACTGCGTAGCTCCGCTCCATCTGGAAGCGGTGCCGAACGCCGTGAACGTCCTTCGGGCAAACCCGGGCGCGTGGCAGAAGCAGAAGACACGCTGCGCGAACGGCCACGCCTTTGACGAGGTCAACACCTACCAACGACCAAGAGGGGGCCGAGATTGCCAGATATGCAAGCGGCTGCGAAACCGCCGAAGCCGCCAGAAGCGGGCGGCTTGAACCTCCCCAGGCACCTGTCCCACTCGGCTCGTGAGTCGCTGGAGCGCTGCGCGAAGGCCTGGTTCCTTACCCGCGTCGCCAAAGCCCCCAAGAGGCCCGCCCTGTGGCTTGCTGGGGGCTCTGCGGTGCACGAGGTGACGGAGGCCTGGGACAGGCTGGCGATCCATGACGATCTCCGCGCCTTCGACTTGGGTGTCATGTGGTCGCACGCCTTTGAGCAGCAACTGGACAAGGCCGCTGAGAAGGAGCCCAATCTCAACGTCTGGCGCAGATCCGCCAATGAGCCCATCGCGGCCTGGAACGTCCTCGGTCCGCAGTTCGTGCAGTCGTACATCCAGTGGCGCGAGCGCTCCCCGTGGGAGATCTGGACCACGCCCGACGGGCAGCCCGCCATCGAGCTGGACGTGTCGGGGATGCTCCCCGGCTGTCCGGTGGAGATCAAGGCGTACCTGGACCGGGTCTTCTGGGACCCCGTTTTCAAGAAGCATCACATTCTGGACCTGAAGTCCGGCAAGCGGGCGCCGAAGAATGCCGACCAGTTCGGCACGTACGCGGCGCTGCTCAAGGTCATGTACGGCATCGACGTGGACTCCGGCGTCCCGTTCATGAACCGCAAGGGCGGGCTGGGCAAGCCCTTCGACCTGACCTCGTACACGCCCGAGTACGTGGGCCTCGTCTTCGGTGAGGCCTGGGAGCAGGTGGAGAGCGGGGAGTTCCCCGCGAACGGCTTCGATTCGGCTTGTTTCGTTTGTGATGTTGAGGCCGCCTGCTACGTGAGGGGAGGCCCGCTCAGTGCCCAGTACGACCCGGCAGACCCGGCGTATACCCCGCCTTACTGAGGCGGACGAGCGCCGCTTCTGGGTCAAGGTCGCCCTGCCGAATGAGCAGGGCTGCATGCTCTGGTCCGGCAAGCCGGACGGTCACGGGTACGGCAACTTCCACTTGCAGGGCCGGACCTTCAGAGCCCACCAGGTCTCCTATCTGCTGGCCTACGGCCCGGTACCTGAGGGCCTGGTCATCGACCACGTCAAGGCCAGGGGGTGCACGAACCGCCACTGCGTGGCCCCGGCTCACCTCGAAGCCGTGACGCAGACAGAGAACATGCACCGGTCCCGCAGGGACCGGTGCGGCCAAGGCCACCTCTTCGACGAGACCAATACGTACATCCGTCCCGACATAGGCGTACGGCAGTGCCGTACCTGCCGACGGGCTACCAACCACCCTTCTGAGGACCCGTGACAGCCACCGTGAGCTTCAGCGATCTGCTGGCCAAGTTCTTACTGCGGGCGCGCTATGGACGAGCCCGTGGCGTACGACGACCCGCAGCGGGACCCCAACTACTGCTGGACGCACAGCATGATCTATCCCGCCTGCGCGGACATGCACTGATGCCGCCCGATTGCGATTGTGGCTGCTGTTGTGAGGCCTGCGGGCACTACCCGGGCTGTATCAGCGGCAAGGGAAGGAGGGACGATGCCGATCCTGAGCCTGTGCACGGGGTACGGCGGCCTTGATATGGCCGTGGAGGCCCTGACGGGGGACAAGGTCGCCTACGTCGCGGAGAGCGACCCGGCGGCCTCTCTCGTGCTCAAGCACCACTGGCCCGACGTGCCGAACATCGGCGACATCACGACGTACGACTTCACGCAGCTCGTCGGCTTGGTGGACACCATCGTGGCCGGGTTCCCCTGCCGCAACACCTCCAACGCCGGCCGAAGGGATGGGATCAATGGCCAATGGTCGCGGGTCTGGAAGGACGTCTGCCGGGCCGTCCGCGATGTACGACCTCGTCACGCGTTCCTGGAGAACGTTGCGGCGCTCCGGTCGCGGGGCCTCGATGTCGTCGCTGAAGACCTGGCCTCGATCGGGTATGACCTCTGGTGGACGACTCTTCGAGCTTCCGACCTGGGAGCCGCCCACCAGCGAGACCGATGGTTCGGCGTCGCTGTTCCCCACGCCGAAGGCGAGCGACGGCCCCCACGGGGGGCCGAACCAGCGCAGCAGCAAGGGGAAGTACGACGCGCTTCCGGGGATGGTGGTCAACTGCACCGCCAGTCCCTGGCGGTCGGGCGCCTCGAACCTGCATGGGGTCAACTCCAGACCGCTGAACGAGGTGGTCTTGCTCCTGAAGACGCCCACGGCGCAACTCGGGACGAACGGGTCGGCACAGCACCCGGACAAGCGTCGAGGGGGGGGCACGGACCAACCCTTGACGACGAAGTCTCCTTCCTTCTTCCCCACGCCGACAGCGGCGGACGGGACGGGAGGCCCGGGGACGAGCCCGAATCGCAAGGGCGGGATGAACCTGCGGACGGCTGTCACTCGCCTGCCGAGTGGTGGGGCGAGTACCTCCCCGCCATCCGCAGATGGGAGCAGCTGAGCGGGATTCCCGCACCAGCGCCCACAGAGACAGGACCCAGAGGGGGCCGCCGACTGGCGGCCCCCTTCGCTGAGTGGCTGATGGGCATCCCGCCCGGTCACGTCACGGGCGTACCGGGCCTGGACCGGAAAGACCAGCTTCACAAGATCGGTAACGGCGCCATGCCCGTACAGGCATACGCCGCGTACGAACACCTGCTCAACCTGATGAAAGAGGCGTCATGACCGACACGACCACCGAGACCGTGGGCCCCGACACCGAGGCCGAGGGCTGGGGCGCTGACGCGCCGGCCGTGACCTACCCGGAGTACGGACCGCTGCCCGAGGCTCGCATCAGCCTCAACTTCACGCCGGGCAAGGCTCCGCAGCTCACCGTCCGGGCGCACACCGCGGCCGAGCTGACCGCAGCCCTCCAGGAGCTGGAGGAGGGCAACGTGTACAACGTTATCGGCGTGGCCCACAGCTCGATGGGGGCCCAGGTGGCCATCGGTGCGGGCCTCGGCCAGGCGACCCAGGTCCCGGCCCCCCAGGGCGCTCCTGCGCCCGTGCAGCCCATGCCGCTGCCGCAGTCTCCCCAGGCGCAGTACCCGGTGGGTCCGCCGGTGCCCCCGCAGGGCCCGGCTCCGGCGCAGTGGCAGAACGCCGGCGCTCCGGCCCCGCAGGCCGGCCCGCAGAACCAGGAGTACCGCAACGCGGGCTGGTACCGACTGGACGTGCCCTTCCCGAAGAAGGGCCAGTTCGACGGGATCGTGGCCCAGTACCAGCTGCGCAAGGGCCGCCCGTCCGAGGGCGGGTCGTACTCCTTCAACTCCAAGGGCGAGAAGGCCTGGTACGTCTCCCCCGAGGTCGCGGGCGCCTTCCCGATGTTCTCGCCCGTGCCCGCGTAGGCCATGACTTCCCCTCAGCCCCTCCTTGGCGCCACACTGGCGCCGGGGAGAGGGGGTGTGATGGACCATCGACTGTCGGACTACGACAAGAAGCGCCTGGACGAGATGAACAGCGCGAACCTGCCGGCCTTCTGGCTGGCTTACCCGGTCGTCGTCTTCGGAGGGTTCTGGCTGCTGATCCGAGTCCTGGACTGGATCGGGTAGCACTTGCTCACACTCTCGCGTTCCGTGACGCGGGCGGCCAGCGGCAAAGAGCCGCTGCCGCCCGCGTTCGCGTCCTGGGTCGCACCGGGTATCAGGTTCCGGCGGGCGTCGGTGTCGATGCTCGCCGGAATCCCCGGCTCCCACAAGACGCGGATCATGCTCAACGCCGTGGTGAACATGGGCGTCCCCACGCTCGCCTTCTCCACGGACTCCGACCAGGACACGATCTCCTCGCGGCTGCTGGCCAAGAGCCAGCGGGCCACCACCTCGGTCACCGAGGAGTGGCTGAGGACCGAACCGGAGAAGTGCCAGCGCCTGCTGGCGCAGTACGACTTCATTCGCTGGGACTTCCGCCCGGACCCGACGCTGGACGACATCTGGCACGGGCTGTACGCGTACCACGAGGCCGAGGGCCGGTACCCGGACCAGACGGTCATCGACATCGCCTCCGATGTCGGGCACGACACCGGGGACGAGTGGGGGTCGCTGCGCGACCTGATGCGTCAGACCAAGGTCATCGCCCGTGAGACGGGCACGCATCTGCTGCTGGTGCACCACTGCTCGGACTCGCCGGGCACCAAGAAGCCGTGCCCGAGACGCTCGGACATCCACGGCAAGGTGGCGGCCATTCCCGAGCTGATCGTTACCTGCGGTACGGACGCCTCTGGCGGCCTGCACGTGGCGCCGGTGAAGAACCGGCACGCCAAGGCGTCTGCTGACGCCGAGATCCGCATCCCTATGACGCTGGACGCCGCGACGTCCTACGTCGGGGACTACGTGCCCCACATTCCCTCGTACGGGGGTTGGGGCGGAGGAGAGGACTGGAACTGATGACGGACCTGTTTGAGGAGCCGGGAAGCTCCAAGCTCACCGTTCAGAGCGCCTGGCGGCGCGTGATGCTGAAGGCCCCGCCGGGGCCGGGCCGCTCGCGTCACGTCAGCCTGGAGGAACTTCAGGGGTTCATCGACCGCGCCAAGGCCGAAGGCAAGGTCATGAGCGAGGGCAGGGAAGAGACGTACGAGCGCTGGGTGAAGGGCCGGAGTGTCGCCCTCATGGACTCGCAGCTCTACATCGACACGCCATGGGGTGAGGTGCGGTGATCCGTCGCTACGTGCTCGTGCTCTTGTATTCCGACCGCTCCGGGATCATCCAGGCCTTCGGGCCTTACGACTCAGAGGAAGAGGCGTTGCGCGCCAAGACTGCGATCCCCGAGGCGCTGCCCGCCATCCCGGGCGGGCTGTGGGACGTCACGCTGTGCGCGGACCTGGAGTCGGAGGGAGCACCGTGACCTGCCGCTGGTTCCACCGCTGGGGCAAGTGGGAGAGCGAGTACGAAGAGGCCCCCCTCGGGGCGATGACCGTCTGGGAGTGGCGCGTACGCCACTGCGAGCGCAAGCGCTGCGACATGTTCGAGGAGGTTCCGCGGTGCGTGTCATTGTCACCGGAAGTCGCGCGTGGCCTGACCCCGTGAGGGTCGCCCACGAGCTGACCACGCTCTACCTCCAGCACGGGCCCTTCACGCTCATCCATGGCGCCTGCGCCACGGGCGCGGATGCCGCGGCCCATCACTGGTACGAGACGGCCGGCGCGGACCTCGGATGCATCGAGGTCCGGTACCCGGCCGACTGGGAGCAGTACGGCAAGAGAGCAGGGCCCATCCGCAACGAGCAGATGGTGAAGGAGGCGGGCGCCGATCTGGTGCTCGCCTTCCCGCTTTTCGACAGCCGCGGTACGCGGCACACGATCGACCTCGCCCGCGAGGCGGGCATCCCGGTACAGGAGATCAGAGCATGAGCACGCTGAAGTTCGAGGGACCGCCCCCGACGGCCTACGGGACATCCAAGGGGCACCACGCCGACGCCGCCCGGGAGCTGCGCGAGCGGCCCGGAGAGTGGGCGATCGTCGGCGTCTACGCCCACAGCGGCTCTGCCGGTGCGGTGGCCCTCCAGGTACGCAAGGGGTCCATAGCCGCGTACGAGCCGGCCGGGGCCTTCGAGGCCAAGGCCCGCACCGTGAACGGCGAGGCGCGCGTGTACGCCCGCTTCGTGGGCGATCCGGATGAGTGACAACCACACGGGCCTCCCGCACGACCTGCCCGGCCGCAAGGTCAAGGTCTTCAAGGCCCTCAACGGGCGTTGGTACTGGGGCCACGCCTGCCCGCCGGGCGGCTACTCCAGCGGGCCGACCATCGCACGAAACGAGATCGATCCGCCCAAGACGGGCTGCC